CTTAGCAGCAAAGATTGAGCAAACAAAACCAGACATAGTATTTGTAGACGGTGTTTATTTAATGTTGGATGAAGTAAGTGGAGAAATGAATACACCACAAGCAATAACAAATGTTACTCGATCGTTAAAACGGTTAGCCCAAAGAGTAAACAAACCAATCATCATTACAACACAAACCTTGTTATGGAAAATGCGTGCTGGAAAGGTTACTGCCGACTCAATTGGTTACTCATCTTCTTTCTTTCAAGACTCTGATGTTATTTTAGGATTAGAGCCAGTTGAAGAAGATGAAGATATTAGATTATTAAAAATTGTTGCCAGCCGTAACTGTGGTCCTAGTGAAACTGCTTTAACTTGGCGTTGGGAAACAGGTTGCTTTCATGACGAAGAACAAATGATGAAATGCAAATTTTGTTCTGATTGGGGCCGTGTGTGATTGATGTAGAAAAAATTCTTTTATTTTTAGAGGTACCTCTTCACGCACAAAGAGGTTCTGAAGTTAATGGTTTATGCCCAATGCATAAACAAAGAACAGGTAAAGATGATCACAGGCCTTCTTGGTGGATAAACACGGAGACAGGCGCCCATATTTGTTTTTCCTGTGGGTATAAAGGAAACATCTATACTTTAATTTCAGATGTAAAAGGTATTGATTACCATGATGCACGAGATTACATCGACGACACAGCAGAAGTTCCTATTGATTCTTTAATGAAAAGAATTAAAGAGTTACCACAGTATGTTGTTGCTGAAGAAACCATACCAATGTCTGAGGCTAGATTAGCGGTCTACGGAGAACCGCCCGACATAGAACTAAAGAAAAGATTTTTAACACGAGAAGCCGTAAATAAATATGAAGTTTTATGGGACGAAACAAATGAAGCCTGGATATTACCCATTCGTGATCCTGAAACTTTTTCACTATTAGGTTGGCAAGAAAAAGGTGCTAGAGGAAGATTTTTTAAAAATCAACCTGCTGGAGTTAAAAAATCTAAAACTGTTTTTGGAGTTCAACATTTAAACGAGGAACAATTAATAGTGGTTGAATCCCCTTTAGATGTGGTGAGGTTAGAGTCTGTTGGAATTTGTGGATCCATATCAATTTATGGCGCAATGATGAGTGAAGAGCAAGCAAAGATAATTCGTAGAGCAAAAAGAGTAATAGCAGCATTTGATAATGATCCTGCTGGAAAAAAAGCATGTGAACAAATACGAGACTATGCTCGTAAATATGGTTTTGATTTATTGTTTTTTAATTACAAAGGTATTGATGTAAAAGATGTAGGAGACATGACTCCGTCAGAAATATCGCTGGGATTAGAAACTGCAAAACACATGTTGCATGGAAAAGCCGCTTACCTATAATGGACTTAAGAGATAAAGACCAACCTTTACATGTGTGTGTTTGTGGTTCTACTTTGTGGAATGTAAAAGCAATGTTTGAAGATGGAGAAATATCTTTATACATGTTAGATATGGAGTGCGCCTTGTGCGGCAGTTTAGCAACTGCTCCAACGCCAATAGACAATGTTTAAAGGAACTTTAAAACCGTATCAACCCGAAGCAGTAGATAAAATGGTGAACCGTAAACGAATGCTTGTTGCATATGAAATGGGTCTTGGAAAAACCTGTATGACTATTGCAGCACTTGAGAAATTAAAAGAAAACGGAGAGTTAACTAAACCTGTTTTAATAATTGCTTTATCTAGTTTAAAGTATCAATGGGAAAAAGAAATAAATAAATTTTCCGATGCAAGAACCGTAGTTATAGATGGCTCTAGAAGCACTCGGTGGATTCGTTGGGATAGAGAACTTAGTGGAGTAAGATCTTCAGATTACATTATTTGTAATTACGAAACAGTTGTTAATGATTGGGATTGCATAAAAGACGAAGACTGGGGAGCGGTGGTGTGTGATGAAGCCACAGCAATAAAGGGTTTTAGATCTAAACGTTCAAAGGCTGTAAAAAAATTATCTGCAAATGTACCTATTAGATTTGCTCTTACGGGCACCCCAATAGAGAATGGTAAACCAGAAGAGGTGTATAGCATTATGCAATTTGTAGATCCAAAATTACTTGGAAGATTTGATCTGTTTGATCAAACTTTTATTGTAAGAAATCACTTTGGTGGTGTTCAACGGTATAGAAACTTAAATATATTTCACGCAAAAATGAAAGAAGCGTCGGTCCGAAAAGTACAAACAGATCCAGACGTCGCTCCTTATCTTCCCGACACAATTCATCTAGATCCAATTCAAATTTCTTTTGACACAAAAACCTCTGAGTTATACAACTTAATTGCTAATGAATTGAGTCAAGAATGAGATGAAGCACAACAATTACTTGGAGCAAACTTTTCTTTACTAGCACACTACGGACACGATAGTAAGCCAGGTGGTCCAGCAGACATGATGCGGGGCTCTATTATGTCTAAGATTACTTCTTTAAGAATGCTTTGTGATCATCCCAGTTTATTGATCGATAGTTCTGAAAAATTTTTAAAACAAGAAGGCGAAGGCAGTGCCTATGCATACAGTTTAAAAGAACGTTCTTTGTTAGAAAACATAACTAAACAACCAAAATTAGATGTATTAAAAAATTATGTGACTGATCATTTAGAAACTGATCCAGAAGCAAAAGTAGTTATTTTTACATCTTGGGTCGGCATGCTTTCGAGAATTCAAGAAGTTACTGGTGGGACTATATATACAGGAAGTATGAATGCAAAAGAGAAAGAAGCAAGTAAAGAAAAGTTTCTTACAGACCCAGATTGTCGTGTGTTTATTTCATCAGATGCAGGTGGTTACGGTGTAGACCTACCTATTGCAAATTTGTTAATAAACTATGATCTGCCTTGGTCTGCGGGTTTAGCCGTACAAAGAAATGGACGAATTAAACGAGCATCTAGTAGATGGCCAAGCATAATTATTCAAGATATTATTGTAAAAGACTCTATTGAAGAAAGACAATTTGAGATGCTTCAACAAAAAAACGCAGTAGCAGACGCAGTAATGGATGGAATGGGGATCAATTCTAAAGGAGGAATTGACCTAACCGTAGGAAGTCTGATAAGTTTCCTACAACAACAGAGACCTTGAGGGGGTTAACATGGCAAGGATAAAAGAAGAAGAACCTAGGGTGGCTTCAATAGATGACCTTGAAGCACAGGCTAAGCAATATATCTTTTTTAAAAAACAAGTTGAGTATTTTGAGTCAGAATTAAAACTATTAAAAGAAAAAATATTTGAAGTTGTTGACACTAAAGGTGAAGTCGATGGCAATGGAAACATCTTTGTAGAACTCCCAAATGAAATTGAAGGCGTAAGAATGCTACAAAAGCAACGTCGTGTGTCTAGAAAAATTGAAGAGGGAGTTGCAGAACAAATTATTGCCGATAAAGGAATGGAAGAGCAATTATATAAAACAATCCGAATCGTAGATGAAGATGCTTTAATGGCGGCTCTTTATGAAGGTCAATTAACTGAAGAAGAGATTGATCAAATGTATCCTCAAAAAATTGTTTGGGCATTAGTTTTAAACAAGAAGTAACTATGACTGGATTACGTGGAGACGACGAGATTCTAGAGGCGTTTGCTGATTTAGAATACATACCAGGTTCTAAAAGAAAACGTCGTGAAGAAGATCCAAAAGTTTCTCGCCGTAAAAACGGGGAGAGTAATGGTTGGGATGCAAATCCAATCATTAAAACACTAGGTGGAAAAGAAACAGAGGTTTTTACTATTAGTGCATTAGCACTAGCGTTAGAAAAAACAATTGTTACTGTCCGCTTATGGGAAAGAAAAGGCTACATACCTAGAGCACCTTATAGACTTCGGTCTAAAACTTTAAAGGGAGAAAAAATTGGAGGAAATAGGGTGTACACCAGACCATTAATTGAGTCCGCTATTGAAGAGTTTTCAAAACGTGGATTACTAGGGTCTGCTCGTGTAGAGTGGTCTAACCAAGATGACCTAACAGAGGCTTTAATAAGTCGATGGAAGGAAATCACAAACCTAGAGAGCCAGTAGTGATTAAGTTTGTACAGCGATACAACATTCTCCGTGCCTCATTACCGAAAGAAGAAACAAATGCCAATAACCAAACCAACAAATGATGTTGCAGAAAATCCTGCAAATTATTTAGATGAAGATAGTGAAACTGCAGAACCAAAGATTGGTACTACAGTTCAACAAGGTTGGGAAGCAGCAGAGGCTCTTTTAACTGAGAACTCTTCAGAGTTTCCAACAGAGTTTCGTTTTTCTGAACAACCACAATTAATCAAATTCTTAGAAGACGGACCTTTCCGTGTCTATGAGCAGCATTGGATTGAACGTCCAACTGGCAAAAAATCTTTTGTTGCTTTAGCAGAAAATGATCCATTTACTGACATTCTTGGAAGTAAACCACGTTCACGTTTTGCATTTAATGTGCTTGTGTTAACTGGCGAAGCACAGGGTGTGCAGATCCTTACAGCACCTCCAACACTTGCAAGACTAATTAAAAAGTCTCATGAAGATGAGCGCAAAGGACCTCTGTCAAAAGAGTTCTGGGAAATTTCTCGGATGGGTACAGGGCCTACAACAAACTACACTATGGAGTTTGTTCGTGGTCGTGACCTAGCGGAGGAATGGAAGTTGAACCTCGATGAGGTTCAAGAACTAGTAGCACGGGCTGTTCCGTATACAGCCGAAGTAATTCGAGAGACCCCTCGCTCCGAAATGCTTAAGATTGCTCGTTCCTTGGTTTAACCAAGATTCCAATGTGGCGGAGCCTGTTTATTTCCGTTTTCAGGCTCCACCACCTTATTTATACAGGAGAAAAATGTTTAGTAAAAAAAGTTTTGATAATGTAAAAGTTAAATTTATAGGAACTGTTCCTGGAATTACTCAGGATCCTTTAATTCAGCCGCAACCATCTAATAAATTTTTACCAAATTGGTGGAAAACAATTCCTCCATACGTTGAAAATAAAGAAGACTGGTCTAGCATAAGAAAAGGACCCACTGCAAAAGTTTGTCCCTCAATGGCACATTACTTTAGTCAAGGATTTGTTATACCAGCGTGGTGTGATATGTCACTTATATACAATAAAAGCACTGATGAATGGTCTTGGAGAACAGGAAGGGAAGGAAATCCATACACTATTAGTCAACACGATAACGAACAGTTTGTAAATCATGCTGATTATATTTTTCAAGGAAGAAAATTAACTAAACTTTTTAAATTAAATTCTCCATGGAGAGCAGTAACTCCAAAAGGTTATTCTCTTTTACAACTACCCATGTATTATCACAGTAATAGTGAGTGGTCTGTTCTACCAGGAATTATTGATACTGATGTTTACGGTGAATTAAATCAACAGATTTGTTATTTTGATGATACAAAAGAAGTGTTAATAAAAAAAGGAACCCCATTAGCACAGTATGTTCCTTTTAAAAGAACTAAGTATGATTTAGTAGTAAATCAAGCAACTGATAAAGACTTATTAAATTTTTCAGGACAATCTCTTCAAGTATTATCTACTGTCAAGGGTGGCTATATCCAAATGTCAAGAGAATAACTATATGAATATTATTAAAACCAAAGAACAACTAAAAGATCTAGTCGAGTATTATTCATCAGTAAGTGCATTCGCATTTGATGTAGAAACAGTTGGAGAAAATAGAATCCAACCCGTAGTAAACGATGTGTTGTGGATCTCTTTAGCA